TGGGGTTTCATGAAGGACATAACGAAATGAGAGTCAAATGTAAAAGGTGTAAAACTTTGTTTACAATATTTGACACTCCCGAAAATGCCCCGAAACTGTGGAACAGAAGAACATATTGCTATCAAGCCGAAAGAGCCGTACAGAATATGACTGCCGAAAAAGCAATTGAAGTGTTGAATGAAATCGGCGAAGAAACAAACATTGAAGATACGCTGAAAAATTTGAGCAATTCCAATACATTTACCGCTCTTAAACTTGCCGTCCATGCTCTTGAAAAGCAAGTGGCAAAAAAACTTAAAGAAGTGACACGCACAAGTAGTAATAAAAAGAGCAGAGTAAAAGCGTTTGAACATAATTATAACCGCCAGAATTGGCAAGATCCGGTGCCGATACCCGAGCACAAAGAATGGCAATGGACGGACTATCAATGCCCCATTTGCAACGCCCTCATCAAAGAGGGCAGACCTGAATTTTGCTGGCGTTGCGGACAGGCTTTTGACTGGTCAGATGAAACGGAAGGTGAAAAATAATGAAAAAAGGGACAACAATGCTTATTGTGTTTTTAATCCTTATAGTAGCGTTTATTTCAACGCTTATTTGGATGAGGGAAAACATTAACTTTTATCGTGACCTTTATAAGGTTGAGAAGAAAGAAAACGACCGCCTTTTGAAAGAAAATCAAAAGCAAGGTCGAACAATCAATCAAAACTGGGACATCACTAATAAGCGTTGCAATAAAAGTTATACTAACGGCTTTGCAGACGGAAGAAAATATGAAAGGAAATATGGACATGACCAAGAAATCAAAATCAGCGAAGAAGAAAAAGCAAGGCTCAAGGCAGTTATCAGAGCAGCCGTCAACAGCAAGAAAGCTGCATTGGGAGAAGGCTGTGAATCCGAATCTGAACCCGAAGCCGAGGACGAAGAGGAAGAAGGACAGAATCGACCTGATTTGCGAGGAGCTAATGAAATATAATGAAGAACACGGAACATCGTACAGTTACGGCGAATATACAGCACTCGTCGGAATGGGAAAAATCAAAAGTAAGTACCGAAACGAAAGAGACATTGACCTGCTGCTCGTGTAGGGAATGCCGAGGGTACAAGTTTTGCGCAAGCAGAAGCAGGGATTATCCTTGCAGATGTTTTATTAAAAAAGAAAGGTGACTACATATGAGAAAAGCAGAAAAAGAACTTTTAAAATATCAGATTGAAAACTTAAAAGAATCCTCACACGAGTGTTTTGCAGCATTACTTACACAGAATGATTATCTCCATATGAAATTATTAAGTGCTGAAAAAGCATGCAAAAAGCTCAGGGAAGAAAACAGAAGATTAAGAGCAGAAAATCAGATGCTCGAAGACAACATGGGAAATCTCTTGTGCACACGAGAGGAAGAGATGAAGTACAACAGAGTGTTGAATGAAAATATCACAAAGCTGGCTGAGGTCAACGCACTTATGGCAGGTAAGCTCTCGGTGTATGAGCCTATTAAGAAGGCTGAATCTCAGCCCGATGAGACGGCTGACACAGTAAGAGCGTCAGATCCGGCAGAAGAATAGTCAAGGCAACACCCTTGCTACATGTGAAATCCAATTTTTAAATCAAGAAATCAAACAAAATTCACAGTTTTCATATTCAAAACTAAAATCAAAAAACCATGACTTCTTTTTTTGATTTTAGCTGTTACACAATAAAATTAAGAACACACAATTGCAGCAGTAGCAAGGTTTGCAAAAAGCAGTAGCTCAAGTGGTCAGATTGGGCTACTGCTTAGTTATATCTATCAGCATTAAAATTCTAAAGCAGAATAATAATCAGTCATAATTAAAGGAGCTGAAATGCTCCTTTCCTATCCTGCTCAAATGATTATTTAAGCAGGGAAAACAGGAATAATATACTATAATAAAAGGTTATGCTATGTACACTTATAAGAGAACAATCAAAAGCGGAGATATGATTGAGGTTGAGTATTACCAGTCAATCAGAAAAATAGGCAAGAACTACGGCGGAAGAAAATCAAATAATTCTTTAAGCTCGGCCAAAATGAGGAAGGCAAACAAGCTCCGTGCAGTCAAGCGTATGCAGAGGCTCATAAATGCAAACTTCGGGAGCGGTGATTTCTTCTGTCGCTTTTCTGCTCCTTACGGAACATATGAAAGCGAAAAAGAATTTCGTGCCGAGGTAGGCAAGTGGCTTTACCGAATCAATTACCGCAGGAAAAAGCAGGGCAAGGGCAGACTCAAGTACATAGCGTTTATTGAATGCGGCAAGTCGGGTAAGAACTGGCACATACACATCATCGTAAGCAAAGAGGACAGGGAACTGTTGTCTGAACAATGGCCCTACGAAAACGGTCAGAACTTCACACCGCTCTACAAAAATGAAAATTTTAAAAAGTTGGCTGAGTACATAACCAAAGATTTGACCGGCAAAGAAGATGTTGATGCCGCACAAAAGCGAATGATGACAAGCCGAAATCTTACAAAGCCTGAATCGGTCACACGAAAGGCGAAAAGAAAAGAAATCAGAGCGCTTGAGCGTGGAGAGATGATTGAACCGCCCGAAGGGCATTATCTCATTGAGGACGATTACTCAATGAACTACTCTGACATAGGCGGTGCAAAGTGGTATTTTTGCTTTCTGCCGATTACGCAGAGGCGAAAATGGTAAATAATGGTAAATTCAGGCTGTGCGATGTACGGTCTTTTTGGGTTGCACAAAAATGAAGTATGCAGCGGAATAGGTAATAAATCAAAGGAGAGGTAAAATTGAAGGAAAACAAAGCTATATGTCCGTTTTATTCTTACGATAGCCAAAGTAAGATCTGCTGTTTCGGGGCGGTTTTCAAAAGCAAGAGCACAACGCTGTTCTTTGACTCACCGCAGGACAAGGAAAATCACTTTGACAATTTTTGTGGCAGCTACTGCTGGAAGGGCTGTCCGCTGGCACAGACGATCAGCAAAGATTTGTAAAATATCAATCTTTTAAAAACATAATATGCAAAAATTTTAAATCAATTCATAAATTTTACTTTCGTCACGGTTTTGCCTTATGGTAAAGCCGTGTTTTTGCATACAAATATTGGCCTCGGAAAAAAGTGTACAAATTTGGTATTAAAGTTTTAACTTTTTTGCGTGAAAGAAAAAAGCTAAAATTAAAGCACGAAACATGTACAAAAAGGCGGTGAGTTGGTGAGTCAAAAAACTGACTTGAAAGGACAGCAGGCAGAATTAAATGAGCAAAAAGCGATTGACTGGGTGCAAATTAAAGCTGAATATATCAGCGGCACAATGTCTGCTTCAAAACTTGCTGAAAAGCACGGAGTGAGCGTGTATGCCATACGAAAAAGGTCGGGGAAAGAACGCTGGCAGGAGCTGAGAAAACAGAATCAGAGCGAAACCGCAAGTAAGATAGCCGAGAAAATCAACACGGAGAAAGTGAAGAAAACCGTCAGAGAGATTGACAGGGTTGTGTCTGTTGCCTCTAAGCTCATTACAAAGCTAAACAGAGCCGTGAACGAGCTTGACAAGGACGAGGAACTCATCAAAAAGAAAGTAACGGTTAAAGCCGAAAAAAGCGAAGACGAGAAAACCGCCACAGCGGAAGAAGAATACAGATACGATTATGCTAAACGCAAGACACTTGTAAACACAAAGAAAGCAGCGGAAATCTCAAAGAGTCTGCTCAATGTCCGTGACATACTCGCAGATTACACGACGGAACAGGACGAAGAAAACGCTCTCGGCATTATAGAAATCCCGATGCAAGAAGTTATGCAACCGCCCGAAGATGATGAGCAGGACGGTGAAAGCGTTGAGTAAGAAAGTCATATGGACTCCTCAGCCAAAGCAGAAAATCGCGTTGAGCCGTGGCGAAGATGAAATGTTATACGGCGGTGCGGCAGGTGGAGGTAAGACCGATTATCTTGTAGTCGAGGCGGCAAGACAGGTAAATATCCCCGAGTACAGAGGGCTGATACTCCGTAGGGCTGTGCCTGACCTTGCGCGAATTATTGACCAGACAAGGGCAATTTATCCGTCGATTGACAGAGGGGCAAGGTATAATGCCACAACAAGAGTGTGGACCTTTTCAAGCGATGCACAAATTAAGCTCGGCTCTTTATTTCGCCCGAAAGTACAGTTTACAAGGGACTA